CAGAACAGCCGACCAGAGCAAGACTAAAAACCCCAGTAAACTGCTTAAAACTTGGAATGTACTGCGAGATGAAAGGGACCGATTCATACAAGGTAATGCAATCTATCCCATTTTTACCACGAGAATAACCAGAAACACGCAATAATTTTTGATCGTTACGAAAATCACCGATTTTTTGCTCTTTGTTACTAGGACAGGGTGGGATTTCTAATTTTTTATCTTTCTTTTTTTGTGGTATCTGAGTTTGTTGTTGTTGTTGTGGAGGTTGCGGTTGTTGCTGTTCTTGTTGCTTTGCAGGTGCAGTGTATTGAAAGTTTGCAGGGTTATATTCAAGAGGTTCAAAACTAGGGATACTAAAAGTACCACAGGCTTGATATGTGCCTAATTCATCTTCATTAATTAATTGTGTAAGATTATTTCTATGAGCATCAACACAAGCTGGTATGTCAACAACAGGCTTAAGAATGACATCTAGTGTAGGTCTTTGAATCTCCCAAATTCTAATTTTTGGAATATAAACCTTTTTTATCTCAATTTTTGGTATCTTCGTCATCTATATCTCCAATAGAAATAGACCAACCATCTTCTCCAAAAGTACCTTTTTCTATCACTTTAGGTTTTTCTTTTTTTTCAAAACTATCGTGATACTTTTTTATTTCATTATCAAGTTCTAAATTAAATTTCTGCATACGCAACCAGTGAACAAATTTATCAACATAATATTTTATTAATTTTTTTAAGAACCCAAATATCATAAAGGCAGCATTGGGCCTGTTACTTTTGGTAATTTTTTATCAATTTGATTAGGTAATATCTTACCTACACCCTCCATAACCTTTTCCATCATCATCGCTTCAAATTGTGGACTTGTTATGTAACGATAACCTGCGTATCCAGCCGCAATAGTTGTGATGCTAATAATAAAAGATAAAATAGATAAGACAGATGAGATTTTATTTAACATGAGAGATGCGTTTTTAAAAGCATTAGTACCTGTCACCATTATAACCTTCACAGGAATTATGGCTTTAGCTCCCTTATATGTAACTTTAGGAGTATTACAACGTCAGTTAAATACTAAAACTGCCCCATAGGTACGACTATTGGTGGAGTAGGTCTGTAATAACCTTTGGGAATACAAGGCATATTGCCACATTTTTTAGGCTTTCTTGGTTTTGGCATACGACATACAACTACACCTCGATCTTGTTTGCATCTAGGTTTTCTACGCTTATGCCTTCCTTCTGGCATGACACCAGCTTCAGCTACTACAGGAAGAAATAAACCTATAGCAAAAATTGTTGTGATAAGTTTTTTCATTATTCTTCGTCAGAGTTTAATTCTTCATCACACATTTCAATCTTGCCGTTTATCTTAATAATCTCTAAATTGATTTCATTCATTTTTCCTTGAAGTTGAGATACTTCATTAGATAATTCTGTACCTTTTTTGATAAGTGCTTCTTTTTTAGCAGCGAAGTCCATAAAATAAAATTTTAATTAACCTATTCTACACCTATTACCAAGAGTGAAAAGTAGTAGTAGCACTATACTGTTCATCTATTTTTTCCTTTAAATTATTTTCAATATTTGTTATTTCATCTGTACCTAGTTGATTTTTAGCCCATCCAATCACCATATCCTGTGTTACATCTGCAAAGGGAATCATAGTGTCAGGTATGGCAAGTGAAATCATCAAATCAGCAACAGATTCTTTAGTGCCATCAGATGCAATAATTATTATATTAATTCGACTGATACGTTGATCTGCACCAACTGTATATCTTTTGGGGATATGCCAAGTGTAATTTATAGCCATAGTTAGCTGTAAGGTGACGTACCAAGAATACTACTATTCCACTGTGCCTTCAATGCTGCTGCATCTGAAGCTGCTGCTATTCCAGAATCAGCAGGGGCATCTCTTAATGCTTGTTTCTTAGCAACAATATCTGTTGTAGATGCACTTGTCTCTTGTGCTATTTGAAATTCAATATCAAGAGCCTCAAGTAAAGGTTTTCTTGCATCTCTTATTTTATTTTTGTGTATTTCTCTGGCTTTCGCCATGTCTATACCAAATCCCATTTTTTACTCCGTATAAGTCCAAGCGTTTCTAAAACTTCTGTCAGTAGGGATGACAGATTTATCTACAATATAACTGGTTTTGCCATCAGGAACATCTTTAGCTTGTATCTCTTCAATAGTTAAACCACAATTATCTGACGGGGTAAGGATTGTTATACTTCCATCATCCTGACTATAAATAATTCGTTTATCAGAATTTGCCATAATGTTTTTCTTTTATTATATATAAGTTCATCTAATTACCAAAACCTGCAACATAAATTCTTTCTAAATCTGACAATGTTCCATCTAAACTAATTTGTACTCTAACACTGCTAACAGTTTGGTTTGCTGGAAAACCTCCATCTGGTCTTACTCTAAACGCATTTCTGCCGTTATTCCATGAGCCTAGTGAACCTAAAACACAATAATCATCATCAGCAAAATTTGTTGTAAAGTTAATTGTATAATCGCCAGTGCCATTATCACCAACAGTTGTAACGTTATAACTGCTATCTATAGTTTTGTCTGATCCAGCAGAATTTCCTTGGAAAGTGACCCAAAATCTAGCAGCAGCAGGAGCATATTCAGGTGGATTATTCCCTTTAGATACTAAAACGTCACCACTGTCTCCAACTGTATCTCCATTTACTCCAAACGCGCCACTATCTCTAAAAGTAAATCTAGTAGTAAGTGAAGTTGCGCCATTAGCACACATTTGCATCCTTATGTCTGTTCCTTTTGCGGTTGCTGTATGGTCTTCAGCAGCCCTAAAACTTAAAGATGCAGAGGGTGATGCTGGTAAGCCACCATCAGAATCGCCACATTTAAGTGTACCTAATTCATTACCTTGACTTATTGAAGAATCTCTCCTGTGCAGCAAAATATCTGGAGCAGAACCATCAATGACAACTAAACGTGCATCTCCTGATGTACTGTAATCGATTTCAACATCTTGATCTCCTATATTTAAAACACCATCACCACGCAAACACATATGTTGCCTTAAATTGCTACCATCAGACACTGCAAACAATAAATCAGTTCCATGTGTTGATGTTGTCCATGCCTCAGTTGTTTTAGCTCGTATATATGCACCCAAATCAAAACCTGAACCATTAGCACCTTGAAATTCAATACCACCTAAAACAGAATCGTCTGGACAAGCTGTATTACTTGTTCCATGATTTTTTGTAAGAACAAGAGTAGCGGAATTTGTAGTACTATTTCCTAGTCTTGTTATGTTTATCATTGACTCTGCATTTGAATTTCCAGTAACTTGTAATGAAGCTACATCGTTCATATCAATAAAATTAATTGTGTCAGATGAAACTAACAGTTTTTGTACTTGTGCATCTCCACCAACATCTAAATCATGTTCTGGTGCTGATTGATTAATTCCAACGTGATTTGTCGATCCAATAATAGTTATATGTTCAGTATTAGATAACTGAAAGTGCATTTGACCATGTGGTGTGTTACTATCTACATCAACCCAAATTTCACCTAATAATCCACTATTTTGAGCATCAGGGTCATTAGAGAAAAATTGAAACCCACCCACTACTTCATTTTGAAATATAGTTGTATCTGTATTAGTAAATCTAATTAAGTTACCAGTACCGGTACCATTGTTAGTTCTAATATCTATTGCAAAACGATTTGCCCCCAAACCACTTTGCGAGCGAGGTGTATATTGAATATGACCATTATGATCAAACTTCATATAAGTAAGAGTTGAACCATCATTATTCATGGCTCGAAGTTGTAATTCTGTCGGTATTTTTCCAGTAGCTACACTTACAGCATTTCCCGAAAAATCAGGTGTAATTATCTGAGTTCTAATTCTATGACTTTCAGTAATATTAGTACCATCAGCACCACTAAAGGTAATTGAACCAAGCACATCATTAGCCTGTAAAGCAGTGCCTAAAGAATATGTATTAGTTCTGTATTTATTAAATTCAAGAGTAGGGGGGCTAGTATTGGCTGATCCTCTACCAATAACAATAGCAGCAGCCGCACCAGTACCAGCTACCTGCAAAGCAGCATCATGATCACTACTGCTGCTAAATCCTAAAGGATTACTTTTATTTATAGCAACAACCCCAGTAGAATCTAAAGCAATAGCAGGAGTGGCATTACCACCTACCCTGAATGACATATTTGAGCCTTCTGTATGTATTCTGTTGTCAAAATTATTATTAAGCCTTCCTCTAATACCTATCGTACAATCGTTGTTAGTTTGTTCACTTGCAAAAACAGCAACATCACTTGTAAAACTACCTGCATTAATGTGTAAAGGTGCCTCTGGATTTTCAGCAACAGTACTACCAACACCCAAAAAACCAAATTCGTCAAAACAACCTACAATTCTAGGTGTAATTGAGGCACTATTACCACCAGTTGTCAAAAATTCAATTCTTGTGGTGTGATCTGTTGTGCTATGTGCAGCTTCAGCCCTAAAATTAATTTCTGCACAAGAACTGAAAGCACTGTTAGCATTTTCCTGTGTGTATGCCGCTATACTTCCTAAAATATTATTAGAACCAACCTCAGAATCAACTCTTAATAAATCAATTCTTCCTCCAGACGAATTATAAATTTGTAAATCTGAATTAGAACTACCTTGATGTGTTGCCTGTCCATTATTAAATAACCTGCCATTTGAATCTATTGTCCACTGTAATGTTGTATTAGTGTTTAAACCTAAAACATTGTTAGCTGGCTCATTTAAACCATTAGCAGGTACACCAGTTCCAGTTACATTAATATTTGCACCATCTATGGAACCAGTAACAGATAAAGAAGCACCTGTAATGGCTCCCCCTACTGCTAAAGCTCCAGATCCATCAATAGTTATTGCAGGAAAATGGAAATTAGTTGTTAAATCCTCAAATCCACTATTACCAGAATTACGTCTTTCAAATTTATTAGAAGTTGTATTAAATCTAACCGCTCTTGCTGGAAAATTTGATGTACTGACAGTGTCATTAGCAAACAAAGCCGCTAAATCTGTATCTCTATCTTTTAAACCACTTAAAAAGCTAGTATAGGTACTGGTTAATTGTGGTTCGTTAAAATCTGCCATTACCTATCGCACTTTTTAAATAAAGTATAAATCATATCTTATATTCTATCTACCTCTGCACTGCCATGTAAATGTTCCATCGATTTGATCACCATTTAAAGCAAATATGAATACATGAAACTTTGTAGGATTTGCGGCATCATTGAAATCTACAACAGTAAAATTCTGAATTGCAGCACCTGTAACATTGTTGTTTGATGTGGCTGTTATTGCTTCAATATCTACAAAAGTTTTGTTAAAGAAAACAGGCGTGCCACGTTTATTACTTCCATCAGAATCAAAATCTACAGTTCCACTTGTTGTTCCCGAAGCTGAGTCAGTAACGGTGAAAGTGTTTGCATCTGGTACAGTAGCCACTTGATAATCTCCAGCAGTTGCATTACCAGTAGCATCAAAACCAACACCATCTCCAACCGATAATCCATGATTAGATTTTGTAATAGTAATAGTTGTACCAGTTCTTGTATAGCTTGCTGTGCCTGTAATAGCAACACCTCTGCCTTGGTCGTTTTTCTGTTTCACTTCTACTTTTAATCTTATCTGTCTTACTTTTAATAAATCATTTCCACCAGCCTGTGCAAAATCATATCTAAATCTTACATATTGAAAATTTGTTCCATAGATATTTTTCTGTTGTGTACTTGTTTCATTTACAATACTAGTTCCAGAGCCAGAACCAGTTACAGACGAGCCAAATCCAACAGTAGGGGTTATTGTAGTCGAACCAATATCATCAGATTGAATACTTGATTTAATTACAGAGGACTTAATGTTAGTGCCTAAATTTAATATTTCTTGAAAATGACCTGTGGTCTCTGTAGGCATCAACCAATATGCAAAACCAGCGTCTATTTGAGCTTGTGGTGTTGCAAACTGTGGACTAGAAGAGGAACCTGTTCCTATAAAATGTTCTTGTATTGTTTCTGTTGTATTAACATTTGCATAACCAACACCATCTTCTATATAGAAATTACTTGTATTAACAAAAGTAGGTAAGCCACTTGGGGGATTTGTAGAAGCATCAAAGTCAGTTTTAAAATCTGTTATTAGTAGAAAATCTGGTGGTTCATCAACTACAGCATCAGTAAAACCATCGTCACTTTCCATCCCTAATACATCTACTGCACGAACATAATATCTATATGTACCACTCGTATCTTCAAAACTAACAAAGAATGTTCCCTGTATTCTTCCTAATAATTCAGCAGCAGAATAAGTTTGAAAGGAACCATCTGTTGCTTGTTTTGATTTTTTTATTTCATAGTGTTTTATCGGTAAACCATTGCTATTTGTAGCATCGCTAAACCTCAAAAGTACATTATTATCTATCACTTCTGTTTCTAAATTTGATATGTTGTTAGGTCTTTGAATTGTAATATCAGCACTTCTTACTGTGCCTGTACTATTGTAAATATCTTTTGGTTCAACATAATATCTATAAAAGGTATTTTCTTTTGTCCCATTACTTCGTTTTATTTGTTCTTTAAACTCTGTTGCCATATAGTTGCCCCTATTCTTTGCATTTGCAAAACTCTGCACTGTGCCAGAAATATCAGATAGATTTGATGCTGTAGCTCTTTTGACATTAAAATGTTTTAAAGGTAAAGAAAAACCACCTGTAAAATTAGTATCTGGATCGTATTCCAGCCAATCGACTGTAACTGTTAATAAATCCTGATCTATTGTTATCGCTGGTGAATCAAAATAAGGTGCAGGTAGTTCTGGGCCATTAATTATAATGTCTTGCGTTGATATAGCGGAACTATTATCGTTCACATCAAACGCTCTAATGTGGTAGCGAGTAGTTCCAACAGTTTGTTTTACCTTTAAATTATTACCTTGTATTTTTCCTTTGTCTGATGCATCTGCAAAACTTTGACTTGTTGTACCTGCTTTGACTTGAAATTCTTTAACTGTTATTCCTGATGTTGGTGGGGTGTAAGTCCAGTTAAGAAGAACAAAACCATCCTCCATAACTGGCGTATCAAATGCAACAGTTCCTACTTCTACTGTTATATCAATAGAAGAATATGCACTTACACTACCAGCAATATCAACAGTTCTTATTTGAAACGTCTTTGTACCATTGTAATTAGCTGGTCTTACAAATTTTGTGTTATCAATTTTTGTGGTGCTGCCATCTACTAAAACTTCAAAATGTTTTATTGCAAAACCATTTGCAGGTAGCTCAGTACCGCTACTATCTGGATTGCCACTTGAATCTCTTAAAGTTGTAAAATCAATAACTATTGATTCTATTTGAACTCCAGACGTTGAGGTATTAATTACAGGTGCATGAGGTGTTGCAGGGGTGAAGGTAACTTTATTTGCATTATTTGTAAATGACCCATCACTATATCTGTTGCCGTCATCTCTTGCTTTAATAAAGAATAAAACAGTGCCAAGATTCCCTGCTGTTAAAAGTTTTTCATTTTTAATACCTATTTCAACATCTGGTGCTTGCACCCTTGTTAAAAAAGTAGAGGCACTTTTATTTCCAAAATTGGCATCTGCTACATCATTTGTATTGTTTTTATTAAAATGGATTTCATAACCAACTATATCTAAATCTTTGAATAAAACATCTGGGTTACTACCGTTAAAACTATCTGGATCTGGTTCGTTTTCATTCCAAGTAATAATTAACCCTTTATTTGGATCAACTGTTACAGCTAAACCTGTTACAGGATTTGGGGCTGCTGTTTTTCCTTGTGTTAATACATTATTAAGTGATCTTTTTTTCGATAACTTGCCTCCAGTTGATATACTTTGTACTCTAAAATCATAAAGACGATTAGGTTTTATATCTTTTAACTCAAATGTAGTTCCTTGAATATCTTCTATTTTAAAGTTGCCATTTGAATATCTATACATAACTCTATAGTTTGATATACCATCAACACCAAGCCATTTTAAAGCCAACATTGATTTAACTTTTCCTTTATTTGTTTTTTTCTGTGTAGCATCTGTATCTGCATTTTGATTTATAGTTTCTTTATATAATGACTCTGTAGTAGTTAAATTTGTTGGCGGCAAAGGTTTAGCATTTATATTAGAAGCATCTCTAAATTCAATATCTGTACCAGAATCAACAGCAGAATAAAGACTGTGGTTGTAAGTAAGTGCAGTAACTTTATAAAGAGCATTTTGCTCTTCTGTAACACTTATAACTCTAAATAAATCAGATTCTAAATTTACACTTGCAGTTGCACTTATAACTTCTAAAATCCATACGCTATTAACTTCTGGTGCTGTAGGTGAACTATCAGCGATTTCAAAATCACCTACTACTTCAACTAAATTATCTGACTTTCTTAAAAAGTTTACTTCTTTTCTTGATACAGAATTATCTGGCATCACTACAGATATCATTCTTGTATCTGTATATGTTACAGTTACGTTTCCACTGTTTGTAGCGGAAGCAGAGGCGGTCACTGTAAAAGTTGTAGTGGAAGGAACAGTAGCTACTACAAACGCACCATCAACTGCACTACCACTTGTAAAATCTAGAGTTATTCTTGATCCAACTTCATAGTAATGATCAGATGTCGTAGTTACAGTGACGGTTGTACCTGACTGACTATAAGTGCCGCTTATAGTTTTGCTTCCATACAAATTTGTTGTTACATCACTATCTAAATTAATTCTGTCAGTTGTGGAAGTTGGTACTGACTTAATACGACCTGCCCTTCTAAAATCACCATTCCTTACTCTGTCACTTATACCGATAACTTGACCACACCTAACATATATTCCACTGTCTATAGATACTGTAAAAGTAACAGTTTCAGTAAGAAGTTGTTCGCTTTCTCTTGTATATTTAGCAACTCTCATTGCTTGACCTTGACTCGTGCAACAAAAAGCATTTAGCTCACGTTTGACAATCCCATATTTAGCTATTGCAATATCACCGCCAGCAGAGGTTGTTGCTGAAACATTTCCTATTGTTGTATTGTCAAAGACACTTTGAGTAGGAAATTGAACTCTAGAAGGTTTACGTTGTTCTATATCAAAATATCTGACGACTACAAAAGTTGCTCTATTTTTGATGTCGGTTCCTTCATAAGTAAAGTTTCCATCAACAACATTAGCCTGCGAAAATATAAAAACAGGTGCTACTTCACCATCAGCAGAATATGTACCTGAAGTCTGTGTTGCTGGTTTATCTTGAATTAAAGTTACACTACCTGCACTCCAAAAAGGCATCACACGCATGGTAGAACAAACAGCATTTATCAAATCAAAAGCTTTAATTTCTTGATTTATTATGCCGTTAAAAGCAAACCTAACTTCACTGCCTTCTCTTGTAAAACTTAATGTGCCAGAGGATGTAGAGCTAACAGTAGAAACATTTAATAATCTTATTTTTTGAGTGCTTATTCTTTGAACTCTGTAAGTACCATTTGCAATATTATTACTGCCTGAACCAAGAGTAAATGTACAATTTAAAAAATCTCTATTGCTTAATTTATGGTCTGTTATCGTGCCTTGAGCATTTGTCGTGGTAACTTCTACAAAAGTTTTACCAGCAGTTTGTGTCCATGTTCCAGTTGTTACTCCACTCGCTTGAATAGCTCTATCTGAAACAAGTTCATTATTATATTGAGATATTGCTATAAAACTAAATTCATCTAAAGTTGTTGGGTCAATATTTAAACCATATCTTTCTTCTGTCAAAATATCCCAAAGCACCCATGCTGGATCGCTATGCCATGAATTATTAAAATTAGCAGTGCCACTAGCACCTGCACCAGCCCAAGTTCCAGAATAAGTTATCCTTCCAGCTAATTTACCAGTTGTAACAACTGAAGCAGTATTTGGTATTTGAGTTCTTAATCCTCTTACAAAATAATTTCTAATAGGAATTGAACTGAACTGTTCTGCTGATATACCAATACCAACTAAAGCAGTATTTGGATATGAATTATTATCAAAAAGAATTTTAGTATATGAAAACCATGTAAAACTATTTACTACTTTTGGATCTGTAGAGTCATTCGTAGTCCTTTCTACTCTAATTCTGACATTACTTGTATAACCTGATTCTCTAAGCTCAAAAGTGTAGGTTTTTTGAAATAAATCTCCAGTACGGCCTTCTACCGTGAAAGTCGTGCCTGAACCTGCACCAGCAAGGTTTTCAAATGCTCCACTATCGTAGCTGACCAAAAATTTAAATGACGCTGCCGAACCAACAATATCTCCATCTTCTTTAAATTCTTGTAATACTGGAAAATTCAAAGTAAATGCAATACTATCAATAGTATTTGAAGCATCAGTAATGGTCTGTGTAGCGGCAGCAGGTGGATTAGTCTTTGTTATTGCAGCAGAATTTACTGTAATTTCTGATCTGGTTGCTGCAAAATCAGGTATAACATCTTGATTTGCTGTACCTCTACGTTGTTTTACAATAATATCTTCAAAATTTCTATCATCTTCTTGTATATTTGTAACGTCAGTATCAGCCTGTAATACTGGTGTATTATCAAAAAAAATATCTTTTAACATTTCTAAAAAATAGTTATCATCAGCAGTTGTTAAAGCTTTACTTCTAGGAGTAGCAAAACCATCTATATCGCCTTCACCTAAAGCATCTAAAATTTTTACAACAGCAACACTATCAAGATTGTCTCCAGTAATCTTTGCTTTACCGCCACCGCCTTTACCGCCACCACCGCCACGACCTTGAATTAAATCTAAATTATTTTTCTTATCTGAATTGTTCATCTATTATTGTTTAAATATGTCAAAGGGGTTAAGATCATCTTTAACTGTATTTGTTTCTATAGCAGCAGAAATTACTGACGAACCTACTAATGTTTGTCCATAAATTAAAGGTATAACAAGTCCAGCCCTACTAACATTAACAGGTGAATTAAAAGCAAAACTATTATTAGGATCTTCTTCTAGTGTTGAAGGAGTTGGAGTTAACATTTGATTAATCCCTCCTAGTACTAAAGAAACACCAAGATTTCCAGCAATACTACTAAAACTCAAGCCCGTTACTCCTAAGCTAAAACCACCTGAAAAAATAGCAGCACCAATCAAAACACCTCCCAATATAATTTGATTAAGTCCTCTACCACCTTCTCCAGCTAAAACAGGTACTATTTTTATGTCTCCTTTGCCAGCAGGGTAATGAAGTTCTTCTACCTCAGTCGGTCTATCTTCTACTAATACTTTATAACTTCTATTCATCATATAATGTTCTGCTTGAGGATAATATGCCAATAGACATCTAATACTTTTGGCAACTGTTGAAACATCTATTTCAATTTCTTTTACATTTAAATATTCTGCTAAATCTCCATATAGTTTTAGTTTACGAAGGCAAGTTGTCATAACGTACTATTTTCCCTGTAATTTTACGAAACCAACTTGTGTAAGTCTCTTTACATGATAGTCTACCTTGCATATGGTGTAAAATCTCGTTTCCAAAATCATCACAAATCACAGCACAATGATTTAAAACTTCTCCTGTCAAATTCATAAATAATAAATCATACTTTTGCAATGGCACATCTTTACTTATTTCTTTAAAACCAGCTTCTTCATAGCATCTTAAAAATGTTGGATTCTTACAAAATTCCTGTGGTGTTTTTGGTTTTGGAAAGTCCATTAATTGTATTCCAAGTTCAGCATTAAAATATTCTCTTACCAGTTGCCAGCAATTAGTATCATTCCAAGTCCACGGTCTACCTATAAGACTCTGTTTGTATTCTTTAGGAACAAAATCATACCACTCTTTTGTATGCGGATTGACAATATACCAGTGTTTATTTGTTCTTGCTGCACAAACTCTATCTGCTGGACTTGCTATTGGGCTTGTGTGTGGGTGCGAGTGTATTATGCCTTGAATTGCATCATTGCCATATTTATCTTCAATATCAGCATAATCTTCGGGGTCTAAAATAAATTGATCTGTTTTGTAATTTGCTAAATTTTTACAATCTTTATAAACAAGTTTGCCTTTTATATTTACCAATAATCCGCAAGATTCTTTAGGAGTTTCTTTTAGTGCGTGTTCGATTGCTTTTTCTTTCCAAAACATTAGTTAAAGAATCCACCAATACCTTTAAATTCATCTGGCAAATATTGTCTTTTTGGTACTCTAACACCAAATTGATCTATTGAAGCTGCTAATTCGAATGTACAAAACTGTCTTGTCTCAACTGATTTTCTTGCTATTTCATATATTTCTTTAGGAAATTCTTGCGTAAAATCTCCGATAGTGTTTACATCACCATAAGGATTTGTCCCTGTAAAATTACTATTAGGTAAAAACTTTGCAAGTGTTCTAATCCTTGTCACAACCGCCCCAACAAGATCATTACCTACAGTTGTCGCATTTACTTCTTGTAATATAGACGACATGATGCCTATAGGGACAGCAGGTGCTAATAAAGATAAATTACTTATAGTAAGTCTAGGTCTTGGCGTTTTTTGTGTTTCATATTTAAAACCACTTGCCTGTATTGGTGCTGAATAATATGTATTACTATTCCAACTAATATTGCCATTTGATGTGGTCACATTTGTATTGTTGTGAAATCTATAAGTTGTATTTGCACCATGTAAGTCAGTTTTTAATTGAATTTCAAACAGTTCAATTATTGGATTTGGATTTATTGATTGAAGGTTTTTATTAAGCTCACTCATTATGGCTCAAATACTTGTCTAAATGAAACTTGAACGGTTGCTCTACCTAAATATGTATTAGTTTTAGTGTATCCACCTTCTACAACAAAATTCATTGCACTTTCTGTCGGAACTGTATAAGTAAAATTTGCACCATCAACTGCTCTAGCGTCAAAAAAATCTGTGAGTGTATCTGCATCTGCTTCACTCTCAACAAAAGTTAAATTAAATATTTTTGCATTTTGATTAAGGCCAAAGGAAGTGCGGTGTTCATAGCCATCACCAAATTTTACAACCCTAGTATTTGGTGCATTTGTTTTTCTTGAATTATAAATAGGAACAAAAGCTGTACCTGCTGCTGTATTTGGTAAATTAGCCATTAATTATATAATAAACCTCCAGCCCTTTTCTGTGCTATTAATTCTGCTTGTATTGCTTCTGAAATTCGATTTCCTAACTGTTCAGCTTGATCTGAATTATCTGTTACGTTGGAAGAATTTGCATCAACAGAAACATTAATATTAGTAACACCTCCACCAATTTTATTATTAGGAGTTACATTGCCACCCTTTGAACCCATTTGTAGGATTTCGGGGCCTTTTTCCCCTACGAGATATGTACCACCAGCAGATACAGGGCCACCATTTGCTCTTGTTCCAAACAATCCAGATAAAAATCCACCCTTCTTACCGACACCAAGTGCTCCCGCAATACCACCAAAAAGACCATCTATAGCACTATTTAAAGCTATATCCATTAACTTATCTTTTAATTTACTTAACACACCACTCATTGCCTCTCCAAATGATTTGCTGCCATTAATAGCATCTTTTAAACCATCCACTATATCACTTCTAACAGATTCCCCTATACTTTTAAATTTCTCTTTTAAACTTTCTGCGGATTGACCATTTTCGTCTATTGCATCTTTTTGCTCTCTTAATTTACTATTTGCCGTAAGAATATCAATAATCATTTGTTTGTTGTGTTCACCATGTATTGCTACAGCATTGTTAATATCATGTCTAAGTTGTACCTCTTCCATATTTCCATCAATAGCTGCCTGTAACAATTCTCCTGATTGTTTTTGACGATTCATAAATTTTTCAAAAGCTTCTTTTTTTCTTTCTTCTTCTTTTTTGATTTTATCTGCCTCATCTTGAGCAATTTTTTTTTGTTTTTCTCTCTCCTCGTTTGCAAGTCGTGTTGTTTTTAATTCTTCTTTTTTAATTTGTACAATTTTATTTGCTGACTCTACAATTAATTTATCAGATTCAATAGTTTTCATTTTGTCCTCTAACATTTCTTTTGTATGTTTGGCTTCTTTAATTTTATTTTCTATAATTTTTTTATCTCTTCCTTTTGAATTACCTAATTCAATATTTAATTGTTTTATGGATTCTGTTTGAGCATCAATAGCATCTTTTACTTGCTTTTCGCTTCCTTCCATCATAAGGTTATTAAATTCTTTTTTTGCTCTATTTGTTTCAATTAATTTTGCTGTTAATAATGTAGCCCCTGTTGCTATTGCAACAAAAGGTATTGCATTTAAAGCAACAGCAGCTAATCCACCAGCAAAAGCAACTTTTTGCAGACCTATACTTACTGCGGTAAGGAGAACAGGTAAACCTTTCGCGGCTAGTGCTATTCCTCCAATAATTAAACTTGCTTGTCCAATAGGTGAGTTGACAAAATCAACAGCTGCTTTAGTTAAGTCTGTTAAGCCTTTCACCGTTGGCACAAGGGCAGGTAACAATAATTCACCAAATGCTCTTGATAAATCTTCAGAGGCATTTGAAAAATCTTTAAATACTTGTGTTGGATCATTAGCAACTAATTCTTTCAATGAAGCTGCTCCCTCTGTTTCAATTTTTCTTAATGCTCTTAACACAACATCACTTGTCAATTCTCCTTCAGCAGCAAGTTCTTTAAGTTTTCCTATGGGTACATTAAGTTCTTTTGCTATTGGTTGTAAAAGAGTTGGGATTTGTTCAGATATGCTTCTAAATTCATCACCAGCAAGCCTTCCTGATCCAAGAGCCTGTGCTAATTGCCTGAAAGCATTAGAAGCTTCTATAGTTGACGCTCCAGCTAATTTTGCTGCTGTATTAAATCCAAAAAATGTACTTTTAATATCTTCAACTCCGACACCTAAAGGAGCTAATCTTGCTGTTATATCTGTAATACCTTCTAAAGCTTCAGTAGCACTTAAACCAAATGCTTTCTGTGCATTAGCCGCTATTTCTTGTGACCTTGCAAAAGTACCGTTGGCTTTTGTAAGTAAACCTAATCTTACATTGAGCTTTTCAAAATTAGAAGCAGTTTGAACAGCTTGTTTTGCTAATAACCCAACACCTATACCAGCTATACTTGCTTTTAAACCATTAAATGCTCCTTGTAATTTGTTTGCTCTAGTTTGAACACCTTGCAACGCTCTGGTCGCACGACTAGTCTCAACTCTAAGAACAACAACTGACTCTGCCACAAATGAAAAAGACCTTTCTTATATATTACATTGAATCGAGTTTTTGTCGTTACAATGATTTTTTTTCTTGGTCAAATTTGATTTCATAATATCCAGCCCAATAAAAAAGCTCTGCCTCAGTCATATTTAATCTGAGTTCTTGCACTGTCTTACCAAGTTCTGTTGCTAGGAAAAACTCAAAATAAAGCCAGCTATCCCCTTTTAATCTTTTTTTGCTTCTTTTACATCAATATCAATATCAAATAAAAATAATTCAATATCATTTAAAACTTTTTCTGGTAACGACCTTTGCAATATAGGAGCATCAGCGATATTGAAGGCTGGTGTTCCATCTTCTTTTTCAGCAATTTTGCATAATAATTGTGTAGATACAATTAAAGCATCATCTGTGCCAGCTGATTGCTGGGCTTTTTGTCGATCAAATCTTGTGATAGGCGGAAAATATAATGTTTTTATAATTTTTCCAGATGAATCTTTCAAATCGTATTTTCTACGAGTTGTCATTTCATCTTTAAAAGCTGCGATAATTAAATCTGCTGTTCTTTGCTCTGCCATAAATTAAATGCGAAGTAATTTTAATTTACTATATGTCTGAAGTTATTGCACCAGTTGTAATAAACGAAATGTTTATTAACTGAGTTTCTCCAAGTGTTGCACCATATTCAGCATTTGTAATGATTCCAGAAAAAGCTAACTTTTTAGAACTAGCTGAACTATCAGGGAACAGTTCAAACAATGCGTCACCAGCATCTGCTGTTGTTAATATGTCCTCAACAAATGATAAGTAATCAGCGTTACCAGCATTGTCATAAATTAATTCTGCTGAACCTTCTCCAGAAATAAGACCACCAACAAATGTTTTGGATGTATTTCCTTGAACTGTGGTTTCTTGAGTATCTTTTGTGACTGATAAACTCCATGATCTAGTTCCTGCAATGTCGGCTTCAGTACCAGCCGCATTATGGAACATGACTTTACCAACATCACCTCTGATAGCTGCCATGACAAAAAAAAGAAAGATTTATAAATATATTAACTCTTTTCAGACTTTTTTACATCTTTTTTTGAATTTTGTTGATTCTCCATATATCTTTTACAATTAGGATCCCACATTTGCGGATCTCTTACACCTTTGACAGCTTCAATGGCGTCCAACATTTTTTCTGTTATAACGAGTTTAGGCATGCTTAAAGATCCTCATAGGTTGTAAATGTTATTCTGATTTGAGTTTGAAATTTACCTTCTGGACTTGAAGAAAGAACTTCAGGGCCGATGGGTGAATCAAAAATAACATCTGATACTGTAATTCTATTGTATAAGTCTCTAATCCTTTTGCCAATTATAAAATTAGAACCTGCCCCAAGTCCCTCTTCTGTAAAAATATTGACAATTATAAGGCCAACAACCTCATTTGCTCCCCTACCTAGATAAGACCCTGCCCCAAAACTTGTAAGACATTGAATAAAGGTATCTTCTGTTGTAGAGTCAAAAGTCATGTTGTTAAATACAACAGGAATCGCTGGGCTTGAAGCAAGCTCTGTAGCTAATCTAGACTCTATTGTGGATCTAACTGTATTTAGGTCTGTTGCTGCCATTATTTTTTTCTCACTATTCTTGCTAATTGTCTAGGAATATAATCAGATGTTAGTTCTTTTCCTATAAGTTCAGGAAAACCAGCGACAGTATTTTGCCTAGTTCTATACCGACCACCCCATGATTTTGGCAAATTTACACCAAAACAAACAGGTTCTGCATATACAAGATTATTTGATATTTCTCCTTTAAACTTTTGTATTTTTGTTTGCCAAGCATTTCTTAATTGCCCTCCTCCTCTTGGTTCGCCTTTGTAAACAACTCTAACTGGTGTTGCTTTTTTTACCCTTGCTGTCCACTCTAAAGTGGTTGCAGCAACTAAATCTTCCACAACTTCTTTCATTAAGTCATCAATTTGATCAAGTTTTATTTGTCTTGCCATGTTTACCTCAAGATAAGATCAAAACTAAGTGGCGTATTATTTTGTTCATTTGTTATAACTTGAATAATTTTAAATTCAACATTACTTATAACTACTCTGTCTTTTGTTGTTGGTACAAAGGTAAGATCACCAGCAGATATAGTGAGCAACTTATCCTGTGATTCAATCAAATCATTTACTTGATTTCTTGAAATATTACTCAATGCACCTTTGATAGTTGTATCAGATGTAGATTCTGAAATAGCTCCAGTAGTGGTATTGTATGCCCCTGCTGTAACTTGTCTGATAGTCACATCACCACCAAGTTTTTTTAATGAAGCACTGGCAGCCTTTTTTAGTGCATTCGCAAGACTCATAATGAATAAGCTATAACCTGACCACTAGCAAGAGTAATACTTGTTATAACTCCTTCAATTTCAGATGATGCTTTCATTGTGATGCCATTAATAGTTGAAGAACCATTTTCTGTTAAGTTTTCAGCTACAAGAGTTGCTTCAGCATCTGTTAGACAATGCACCTTCCCAAATCTGCCTGTATGAGTTGCAGTATTTGTAATGATTAACCCTGCTGGGTATTG